GCTTTTGGTATGTTCTGGCGGCGCCCGGGGCGGGCGGGTGCCACTCACCCCGGGCCGTGTTCACCCCGGGCCAACTTTTTTCAAGAAATCTATTGACGGAACACAAAGCTGTGCTATGGTCCAACTCGCCAGTTGTTCATTGTGTCGCTTCTACCGGCCTAGATTAGTCACCTAGGCCACGACCCTCACCTCGATGCACCGGGGTGAGGGTTTCTTGTTTCTAGGGTAGAAGGATTGACACGCGGGGTGCCTACCTGTGCAAGGAGGCAATTCCGTGGTACTGGCGAGAAGCCTGACGGACAACACCAGCTTCTCTTAATACGGCTCCCTTTGGGAGTGAACCGCCGAACAACCCGTGGGCCTTGGCCTACCAGCACGGGCGGCAGCATACCGGACACCTCGTCTCTCAGCAGACAGCGTTTCGATGCATCACCCGGCAACGGGTGAACTGTGCACCCGTGTTCCTGCATCAGCACCAGCGTTTGGATGCATAAACAAAAAAGAAATATCGTAAATACCAATCCAACAGCACCTTACTATCCTCTTAAAAATAGAGCTAGTATTTTTGGGGAAAATAATAGATAGTGCTGGGGATGAAAGACACAACCGAACTAACCAAGGCCATCGAGCGGGAGGATGTCATCTGCGTCCTTGAGCTGATGGTTCGTACCGAAATCGTCCTTGATGGACTCTTCAGCCGATTTGAGCTGGAGCCCACCTGCAAGGAGCAGGAGACGGCGCTGCGCTATGCCAAGGAGCTTCACAAGGAGTTGAGGGCCACACGCGAGGCTGCTGGCTTCAGCATCTCGGTGAACGGACCCAACGTCCAAGTGACCCGAGGCGATCCGTCCAACAACTAATTTCTCCCCGCAACGGGGAGCCAAACCAACACACATATGCCTACCGTTAAAGCTGATAGTGGTAAATCCATCGAGCCGGTGCCCGCAGGGGTTCATCAGGCCGTCTGTTACGGGGTGATTGATCTGGGTACGCAAGACCCGGGCAATCCCCAATACCGTGCCGCCCGCAAGGTGATGATCTGCTGGGAACTGCCGCACGAAACCATCTCCACCTCTGACGGCCCTCAGCCGCGCATCATCTCATCGGAATACACGATGAGCATCGGCAAGAAGGCCACGCTGCGTGGCATCTTGGAGAGCTGGCGCGGGCGTCCGTTCACCAACGAGGAGCTTGGTGGGTTCGACCTGAAGAACATCATCGGCGCCAACTGCCTGCTGAACATCGTTCACAAGCCCGGGAAGGCCGATCCTAGCCGCATCTATGCCCGCATCCAAGGCGTGATGCCGCTGACCAAGGGGATGGCGCCTGTACGTCCTTCGATGGACACCGTGGTGTTCGACATCCCTGAGAGCGGTCCGATTGTGGTGCCGTCTGCGGTGCCCGAGTGGATTAGGGCCAAGATCGACGCATCTGATGAGGCCAATGCCCGCTCCAACAGTCGCGTGACGCAGGCCGAGACGGTGGCTGACACTGCCGACTCGGAAGACATCCCGTTCTAAGCATCTCCCAATGCGCACGCTCCTCTTCCTTCTGCTCTCTGGCCAATGCTTGGCTGCACCTAGCGCGGCGTTCTGGGTCGCGCTCCATCAAGTTGAGAGCGGAGGGAGGTTGGGGCGTGTGTCTTGGGGTGAGTATCGAGGCCCGCTGCAAATCAGCAGGGCCTATTGGGAGGATAGCAACGTCGGTGGAAGCTGGTCCGACTGCGACGACTTGGAGAAGGCCAAGTTAGTGGTCGAGGGGTATATGAAGCGCTACGCCCCGAGGGCGTGGGCGACTGGAGATGTGCAGACGCTGGCGCGGGTGCACAAGGGTGGCCCGAGGGGCCACAAGAAGGATGACACGCTGGCCTATGGGCGGCGTATCGAAATGATTGCCTATGAACACAATAAACAAACTGCTAGCGTGCTTTGGAGTAAAGCTGGTGTCCAATAAGGGATACCTTGAACACCTCACTCGTAAAGAGTGGGCCGAGCGTGAACAAGAGCTGATGCGCAAGTTGCACAACCAGCGCGTGCTGACCAACTACCACCGCAAGAAGGGCATCCGGTCTTCCTGCATTGACAATGCCATCGAGGAGGCGTCGTGATTACCATCTTGTGCATACTTGCGTTCCTAACGGGGGTGAACGTGGGCGTCATCATCGCCGTCATCCGAAGCAAGAACTGGCCCGACTATGACCACAAAGACTGACACGCCGTGCACAGACGAACGCACCTACCCAGCCGACTGCCTAGGAAAGACGATGGTGGTTAATGCCGAGTGGGCTAGGCAGCTAGAGCGCGAGAACCAACTTCTCCGTGATGAGCTTGAGCAGCAGGCCATCTGCAACGGGGCAGGTGGATCGCGGGAACTCTCCCTGCGGACCACTATTGCGGAGCTACAGCGTGAGAACCTTGCGCTGCGGGCGCAGCCGTGAACGCCCAACTTCAGTTCCAACTTCCCGATGAGGAGAGGGAGTTTCTCCTCGCCTCCCGGGCGCAGCTTATGTCGTCGGTGCTTCACGACATCGACCAAGAGCTGCGCAACTACCTGAAGTACGAGAACCCAGAGTATTTCAAAACCGCCGAGGAGTTGGCTCAATATATACGCCAGCAATACACCATCCCGGCACTCAACCAAATCAATCCTGATGTCTGAGAAACCCAAACGACGCTACCGCAAACTTAACACGCCCCAGATGATGGCCTCCATCGACTGGATGATTGCACAGGGCCAGCGTGCACTGCACATTGCTCAGCACCTGCACATCGACTCAAAGATGGTGGCAGGGCGGGCCCAGCGCAAGGGCTACTACCTAGCCTACGTGAAGGCTGATGAGCACAAGGCCATCTTGCAGCAGCGTGCAGCGAAATCACTAACGGCCCCTCTATGAGCCACCCGCGACACGAGAAGACGACTGCAATCCGCCAGATGCTGATGGCTATGACTCCAGTGAAGCTCATCGAGCTTGAACTGAACGTACACCACGAACGCATCCAAAAGCAGGTGAGGGAGTTACAACTGAAGCGCATCTACCTCACCGCTGAAGAGGAAATCTTGATAAAAAATAATAGGAAAAAACTCTTGCAGGCTGGCCATAAATGGTAGCAAGCTGACTCCGACATATGAGCGAACACTGGTACACGCGCGACGGCAAGCCGTCCCACACCCGCATCAGCAAGTCGGGCGTCATTCGTAGCACCACGCTGCGCGACGCTCGCTTAGAGCGCCTGCTCCCTTCGGTGAGCAGCGTTCTCAACGAGGCAGCGGCTCCTGAACTGGACCGCTGGAAGGCCAACAAAATATTGGAAGCGTGCTACAGCAGCGGTGACCCGCTGGCCGTGGCTCCGACTCTGTCGGAGTATTCCGCGATCATTCGCGAGAAGGCCGACAAGGAGATGGAGCAGGCGCAGGTGTTTGGCACCGCCTTCCACAAGGCTATGGAGGGCGAAGTTCCGATTGGGATGGAGCTACTCGTGGAGGCGACGAACAAGTCGCTGGACACCCTGAAGATTGGTGGCCTCAAGGTGGAGGAGCAGGAGGTGGCCGTCACCAATCTGTTTCTCGGCTACGCTGGCACCACGGACTACGCCTTCTCTGAGGGCGGGCTCCCGGGCATCCTAGACTTCAAAACCTGCAAGACCGAGAAGGATGAGCCGATTGCCTTCAAGCGGTCCCACTGCGCTCAGATTGCGGCCTACATTATGGCCAAGTATCGGACCAACTGCACGGAGTTGCCCGAGGACGAGACTGTGGGCATCAACATCTACGTCAGCAAGACCGAGCCGGGGCGGGTTGATGTCGTGCGCTACGACCAGAAGCAGCTTCACGAATCGTGGGAGTGGTTCAAGGCGTGCCTCACCCTGTGGCGCCTGCGTCGCGGTTACGATCCGAGGGAGGTGGCGTCGTGAGCGTAGTGCTTCCCCATTCCGAGGAAGGCGAGCGCATCGTCCTCTCCTGCATCCTTCTAGATGGTCCTGCTTCGTTGGCCAAGGCCATTGACGGCAAGATTGAGGAGGAGTGCTTCTATCTGCCGCAGCACCGCCGCCTCTGGCGGGCCATCCAGTGGCAGCACAAGAACAGCCAGCCGCTTGAGCTGCACGCTCTGGTGGAGGAGCTGAAGAAGGTGAACAAGCTGCACGAAGTGGGCGGCTTGGCTGGGCTGGTTGAGATGACGCAGGCTGCGTGCACCACGGCCCAGCTCAGTCACTGGATCGATGTCATCCGGCAGCACTACGTGATGCGCGAGCTTCACGCCACCTGCTCTCGTATGGCAGAGAAGACGCTCGCCCATAGCGGCAGCGTCGAGGGCTTCGTGATGGAGGTGAACAACCTCATCACCAAGCACCACGAGGGCCAGAAGCAGGAGACGCTGGCTGATGCTGCCGACTCCGCCATCCAACTGGTGGAGCGGGTGCAGGCTGGCACCTACACGGACAAGGACATTGGGATGAGCTTCCCTTGGCCCGACTGGGACCGTCGCTTCGGCCTAGCCAAGCCGGGAGAACTCATCATCATCTCGGCTCGTCCCGGGATGGGGAAGAGTAGCTGCTGCCGCCAGATTGCCCAGCATTGGGCACGGGATGGCAAGGTGCTGCTGTTCAGCCGCGAGATGCCCACCAAGCAGATGGCCCCGCTGTTTGCCCAGACCGAGTCCGGCATCTCCTATCGGGACATCCTCTCTGGTAGGTTGTCCCACTCCTACCTTGAGACGTTCAAGCAGGAGCTGGCCAAGGTGCGCAACTTACAGGTGGCGGTGTATGACCAAGACCGCACCCTGTCGCACATCGTGACGCGGGCCAAGGCCTTTGCTCAGGTGAGCAAGCCCAAGGCGATCTGCGTGGACTACCTCCAGCGGTATGACGCCCAGCAGGAGCGCGGGGAAACCCGCGATATGGCCCTCGGTAGGTTCACGATGGCGATGAAGGACCTAGCCATCGAGCTGTCCGTCCCCGTCATCCTGCTTGCCCAGCTAGGGCGCAGCGTGGAGCGCGAGAACCGCGAGCCCCGCCTGTCCGACCTGCGGGAGAGTGGCAACTTGGAACAGGACGCCGACCGCGTCATCTTCCTCAACGCCCCCGACCATCGCCCTGACGGCACGATGCAAACCATCACCGACAACGACCTGCGTTTCATCTACGTGGACGCCATCCAAGCCAAGGGTCGCAGCGACGGCACGGGCCGTTGCGGGATGATGTTCGACCGCCCCATCACCAAGCTCCTTCCCTACGCACCTGTATGAACACCTCACCCAACTTCTCTGAGGCCTCGTTAGACCTCATCCTTGGCGACCGCAACGAAGCCTACGGCAATCCCCGCGAAGACTTTGAGGGCATTGCTATGATGTGGTCTGGCCTCATCAACGCCAAGCTGCATCGCGAAATCACCGCCGAGGATGTGGCCCGTATGATGGTGGCCCTCAAGCTGCGCCGGGACAGCCATCGCCAGAAGGACGACAACCTCATCGACGCTCACGGCTACCTGCATTGCCTGAGTTGGATTCAGAAAGGGCTGCGCCCCGCGAGAGGAGATGAGGTATGAGCCTAGGATATGATGTGTCGGAGACGATGATCTCTATCCGCCACATCCTAGCCAAGCATACGAAGGGCTGGAAGTGGGATGAGATTCCTGATGTCGTCGTGAAGTCCAAGAAGGAGCCATCCCGCAACCAGATTGAGAAGCCCGAGCTTCTCTATCAGGTGAGCAAGGCGCTGGACGAGGGCATCCACCTTAAGGAGGCGTCCCATCGCTTCGACATCTCCTGCACTACGGCGTCTATGATTAAGCGCCGCCTTGAGCGCTACGAGGGTATGCCTCACGACCGTGACGGCATCCTCCTGTGGTGCGTTGAGAGGAAGAATGCCAAAGCCAAAGCCAGAACTGACGCGAGCAGGTAGACAATGGACGGAGGCACGCTACTGGTCCTTCTTAAGAAGCGCTTTAAGGCGTGCCTTCGTTCGTTGGCCTCCAAACTACCAAGCGAGAAACGCAGGGCGCAGGCCTTACGTCGGGCCAGTGAAGCAGCAGAAATGGGAGTACGAATGCGCCATCTGTCACCAGTGGTTCCAGCAGAAGCAAACACAGTTGGACCACGTAAACCCGTGTGGGCAGTTGAGAAGCACCTCAGACCTGCCGGGGTTCGTGGAGAGGTTGTTCTGCGAGAAAGACGGGCTAAGGGTGCTGTGCAAACCCTGCCACACGGAGGTGACCAATGCAGCTAGATATGTTCAATCTGGTGAAGGAGGCTCAACCGGAGTGGGTGAAGGCCCAGCCCGAGCCACCAAAGCCAAAGCGCGGAAGCCTCAATCACCTAAGTGCGTGCGGGTGGGAGACGTTCCGCCCCAAGCCTTACACGATTCGTAAGGAAGGCCCATACAAGTGCTGGATTCTGAATGAAAACTGACGGCAAACACGTTAACCACTCGGTGGACATCCCCTGCAAGTTGGGGGAGTCCATCAAGATCATCCCCTTTGGCGACGTACATCGCGACTCCGAGATGCACGCCCACTCTACGTGGAAGGAGTTTCTGGACTACGCCCAAGCCCAGAAGAACGCCTACTTCCTAGGAATGGGCGACTACACTGACGGCGTATCAACCTCTGAACGAGCCATTCTCAATGCTTCCAACCTACATTCCACCACCAAGATTTCTATGGGCGATATGTATAAAGGCGTTGTGCGTACTCTCGCTAACGAGCTTAGCTTTATGCGCAATCGCTGCATTGGCCTTCTTGGCGGTAATCATTATTTTGATTACAATGACGGCCAGAACACTGACCACCTGCTTGCGTCGGCTCTTCAGACGAGGCATCTAGGGGTCCACTCGTTCATCCTAGTGCGGCTGATGGTGGAGCAACGGAAGAATGGTCGCGGCACGCCTCGTCACATCCCGCTTTGGATTCAGGCCCATCACGGGCTAGGGGGAGGGGCTTTGGCCGGTAGCCAATACAACCCGATCCAGAAGATGGGGCATATGTTCCCACGGGCTCACATCAATTTGATGGGACATAGCCACGGAAAGGGCTGCAATGGGGGCAACGTAGTGCTGGTGCCTCGGGAGACTCGGGAGTTCCCGTTCTTCACAATCGACGAGCAGCCTAGCTGGCAGGGCCGTACAGGTAGCTTCCTGAAGGTGTACGAGGACGGCAAGTCCTCCTACAACGTAGACGCTTGCCGCAGCCCCAATGCGCTGGGCTGGATTGAGTTTGAGGTGACGCCCAAGCGCGTAACCTCAGATGGAGTCGATCAACTCACCATCTCCATCCGAGGCACTAGCTGATTACGATCTAGGGTTAAGGACGGCCAGCCAGCTTCTGGCGAATCTGAAGCTCCACCTCTGGCGTAACCACGCCAGACTTAACCAACTGGCGCTTAAATGCCTGAGCCACCTCGGGAGCGCCAGCGTCCACATAGGTGGACATGGCCTTGATGATGTTGTCGGCTCTTTCCTTGTCGCCCACACTCATCCCGGCAAAGAGACGGGTGATATTGGTCACCCCGCGCTTCTCCTCGACGAGGTGGTTTTGGTAGCTATTCATTAGGCTACTCAGCATCATTCGGTCGCTACCTGCGATGTTCTTGATGAGTTCACGGGCTTGGGGCCGTTTCTGCGGGTCCGACATGATGCCGTCAATGATGTCACTGTGACTCTCGCTGATGCCTCGGGTCATTGGCACTTGGTAGCCAAAGATGGCAGCGGCAATAACACGGTTGGGCACACCGGCAGCGCGGAAGGAGTCAATGATACGGTTGTCGTCAAACCCTCCTCGTTCCGACAGCAGCTTCAAGCTGCGGTAGATGGAGTTGAGGTCCTGCTGAGCACGCAGGTAGCGCGTATTCCGCTCGTTGTATACCTGCTCCTCATTCAGCCCACGATACTGCTCCGTAGTCTCGTCATAGGCCCCCTTCAGGATGCGCTTGTAGCCAGTCAGCTCCTGACCCATAGGCTGAGCAATGTCTCGGATACGTACCGAAGCCGAACCCAGAATGTCCATAGTATTGGCGCGATAGCCACCAAACCGCTTGATCTGGTCGTCTAGCGTATAGACAGTGCCAAGCTTGTTGGTCTCCCCCATAATGGCCTTCTCAGTGCGGGCCAGCGTGCCAACCACAAACTGAGGCAGGAAGGCTCTGGTGATGAGCCGCTCCATTAGCTTCACGTTGTCACGGGGTTCCGTGATCGCCACCTGTGTGTTGTAGTAGGTGTTCGTAACCGCTTCGGTAGCAGATGTGAACAGGGGACCAATGTCGTCTCCTAAGAACGTGGTCTTTAGGTAGGGCATTGGATTCTCGCCCTTATATGCAGCCAGCATGGTGCCCATCATGTTGGCGTAGGGCATCAGGTAGTTGATCGGAGCGTAGGTGAACTTCTTCCCGTCCTCGCTGATCTTGTAGATGTTGGTCTTATACTGGTCGAAGGAGGGAGAGATGAGGCGCATTGCCTCCTCCTCCTTCTCGCTGGTTCCAAACATCCGGTTGCCAGCTACGGCAACACCAGCCGTAACGCCAGCCACGGCACTCATTGACATGGCCCGCTTGGCAAACTGCTTGGCAGCAGCAGTGCGGGTTTGCTGGTTGGTGGCGGTGAGAGACAGCTCAAGAAGTCGCTTGTTGTGGACAAGCATATTCTTGAAGTTGCGGATCACCTCGTACTCGAAAGAGCCGAAGGCATTGGCTACGCCAGCAGCCGACATCTGCTTGAAGCGTCGGTTAATCTTGTCGTAGGTCTGATACTGGTTACTGGTGAGGCCAGCCGCTAGGCGCTCAAACTAATCTAGACCAGTTCCGTTAAGCTTCATTTTCTCTTTTCCAGAAAAGAAGATGGCGCCTTCAGGTCCAAGCTCCTTCATTTCCTGAAGGAAGTTTTGGTAGATGGAATACCTGACAGCCGTGTCAGGGAAGCCATAGGCATTGGACGCCTTGTCCATCCACTTCTTGTAGCGAGTGGTTTGAGTGGCGCTTTGAGTGAGGCCACGCAGTTCCTCCACTTCTGCACCGCCGCGAAGCACATTGAGTTCGCGCAGGCGCTTGAACTCCTTCATCTGGGCCAGCTTCTCCTTGGTGCCCATGTTCCCTCCGCGCCAGCCATAGCTATAGGCCGACTTACGCAGGCCAGTCCAAAGCGTGATGGGGTTCACTGCACCAGCGGAAGCTGCAAAGGCTAGATTGCCAAACATCTGAGGGGCAAAGGCTTCTGGTAGATTGCCAACCGTCTTCATGGCCTTAGAGAAGCCCGAGAAGCTTAGTATGGCCTTCATCACCCCATTGTCCCCGAATAGGTGAGGGCTTTGAAGTTCTTGATGCGCATCGGCCCAAGCCTTCGGAACCTTGATTCCGGCAAGAGCAGAGTGCGTAACTGGTTGGTCTCCAGGGACTAGCTTGACATAGTCCTCCCCCATCTGCGAGGTGTCGGCCTTGGTTCCAATGCCTGAATTTAATAGGAAGTCGGCCAACTCCTTATCGTGCTTCGCCTGAATAATTAGGCGCTCCTGTGCATTCAGGGTGATTTCTGCAACAAGACCCGGGTCGTCCACCTTGCCAAGCCAATCGCGAGCGCGTGGAGACAGGTCCTTACGAGCCTTCAGCGGCGAGGATAGCCCGCCAATCATGCTCTTGTCGATATCTCCGCCAGAAGTGATGAGGGATACGTCTCTCACCATCTCCTTCATGTAATTGTCGGCATAGGCTTCAGCCTGCTGCCGCGTGATTGGAGACTTCTTCTTGACGGCTTCAGCCTCAAAGCCATCGGCCAACTCAGTCATGAAGGCAGCACGGGCCTGCGGCGTGTCCCAATCCACACCACGCTTGGCCTTTTCATTGAAAGCCATGTAGCCAATGCGGGTGTAGTCCCCTCCGTTGTCCGTGATCTTCTTCCCAAGCGAATCGGCCATGTTGGGGTAGAGGGTGACGATGTTCTTGGCATTCTCA